GTTCTTGATTCCTTTTAATGGCTATCTAAACTATTGATAGTTCTTTTTGATTAAAACATTAAAAGAATTAAGAAACTGTATAAAACTTAGGGTTTTCCCTATAAGGTAAAACCTTAACTTATAATAAGAACGATAGATGTACACTTTACTGAAGTGAGGCATCTGGTCCAAAATATTGTAATATCTGGTTTTGGAAGTATTAATGATGCTTTTGCATTATTACATACTCCAAAGCAACTGATATTAGTCTTAAAGACTCTATTATTTAGATTGAATATAGGATTACTCCTATATTTAATTTCAATTTTAGTTATATTTGGTCCTCTATATCTATTAACTATTCTTTTCAATATTAATTGTAAATTTGTTAATGGTAGGCTTAGTGTAGTTTATGACCAAGCTGGAAAAGCAAGAGTTATAGCAATAACTTCTTACTGATTTCAACTTTGTCTTAAACCTTTGCATCTATTTCTTTTTAAGAAATTAAGAAGTATAGAGCAAGACGGTACTTTTGATCAAAATTTGCCATTTAGTACTCTTCTTAAGAGATTATCTCGTAAGAAACCAGTACTTTATGGTTTTGATTTAAGCGCCGCTACAGATCGTCTACCAATAGATTTACAAGATGATATATTAAAACTTATTGGTTTTAATTTACCATGAAAAGAATTGTTAGATATAAAATGATATCCTAATTTCAAGATTGATGGAGAAATTCCTGATCCTGTAAATTATTCCGTTGGGCAACCAATGGGAGCACTATCTAGCTGAGCCATGCTTGCTATATCACATCATGTGATTGTCAAGTGTGCTGCTATTAAGTGTGATTTAATTGATTTTAAAGACTACTGTATTCTTGGTGACGATGTCGTTATTGCTAATGACATTGTTGCTAAGGAATACCTTAATCTCATGAGTACTTTGGGCTTATCAATTAATAGACAAAAGTCTGTTGAATCTTTTATATTCACAGAATTTGCTAAGAAATTGAAAGGTTACAATGATTTAGACTACTCCCCTATTGGTCCAGGATTAATCCTGCAAACAATTAGGAGTAAAGCTTATTCATTAAAATTTACACATGAGTTGTTTTTGAATAAATTGTTACACTTAGATAATATCAAAGAGAGGTTTATCTCTGTTCCTAAATTCTTTAGGAAAAGAGTTAGAACTTCTCTATGAAGTATTATGTTTAGTGAATATATATCTTTTATATCTGAAGGTCGTACTTTTAACGTAGCTTTCGCTACGAACGAGTCACAACCTTTAGTTAGATATATGAGTTCCAATATAACACGATTCTATTGACCACTTCTTAACGAAGTGGCCTCGGAATATGTGCTAAAATTGAAAAGCTATAGAGTTGAATCTATTAGATTCTTGACTACTATCTGATTCATTAATTTGAATCGGAAAGGTATTTATAGTTTGCCAGCTGTTTTCAACTTCCTTAATTTAGGGTTTTATTCTCTTTTAATATCTTATATTAAATCTGGAATATCCTTAATTGAGCTCTATTGCAAAATATATGTTTTATATCATAAAGATAGAAAACGTATTATGAATATAGAGTTCCCTATGATTCTTAAGATTTTAGATGAAAATTTAATTTCTTCTGTATCTTGGGAAGAAGTTCATAAAGTAAAGGACACATCTAAGTTTATGACTCGCGTGTGTTCAAAGGTGGATAATGGTTCTTTAGTGAAACATTATCTTAACCCTGAAGCACGTAAGCCAAAACGCGATGTTAAAGATCTTTATAAGTACTAATGAGAAACCGTTAAGGTCCAAATTTGGAGAAACCTCTAGTTGGTTCTCCGAATAAGGTGAAGGATCACAGTCTCGCTTTGACTATAAAAGCCTCTGTAGTAAAAGAATTTAATAATTCGGGCTCTACGGAGATATCACCGCAC